ACTACGAAGGCTGTTTAAGTTATCCAAAACGAGGTTTACACACAAAAAGATACAAGAACATAATTATTAAAACAGAACAAGAAGAAAGTGAATGGTATTTTAGTGGAGTAGAAACTGGTAAAGAAGTTAAAGGAACTTGGGAAGAAGACGGTAAGAAGCAAGACCAAGAACAAAGATTGTTAGAAGCTATATGTGTCCAACACGAAATTGACCACCTAATGGGTAATACTATTCATGATAGAGAGAATAAACCAAAACCAATAGTAACAAAAAAATCGATTGGTCGTAATGAACCTTGTTATTGTGGTAGTGGTAAAAAATATAAAAGGTGTTGCTTATGAAAAGTGTAAGACAAATAATAAGAGATATGGTTGATAAATACCCTAATGATATGGAACTTGGTGCAAGAGTAAGATGGTATATTAAATGGTTGTATGATGGTATAACCAAGAAAAAAGAATATCAAGATGATAAGAAGTGGAATGTATGATTAGAAATATACCAGATGATGAAAAAATACAATATATTGTAATTGGTATATTCATTGGAATAGGATTAGGATATATGATAGCCATGTGGGTGGTTTCATTTGAGCTTTATGGATAAAAAAAATAATAAAGTAACTTTTACAAGAAGTGATGAGATGTGGGAGTATTTCAAATTAATAATAATTATTCTCATGGGTTTAGGTTATATGTATATTTTATGGTTCTAAAAATATGAGTAAAAAAACACAACCAAAACATTCTAACGCCGGCAAGGGTGACAAGAATAGAATAACAAACCTCAAAAAGTATGCCGATAATTGGGAAAAGATTTTCGGTAAAAAGGGAGAAAAGAATGAAAAAACCTCTAATGACAATAGGAGTAAAAGAGATAGAAACTAAATCAAAATCACCCATCGATAGTATCATTGTGGATTTTATAATGGAACATTTTAATGTTCAAAGTCTACAAGGTCAAAAAGAATTATTAACAGGTGACCAATTTAGTGAATTGGTAGACCTAGCAGAAGATTTATATTTTGAAAAACTCACCCAAAATAGTGAATTAGGAATGGCATAGTTGAAAAAATATTTAACATATGATGATGTAAACATCGTCCCAAAATACTCAGAAGTTTTATCTCGTGAAGATATAGACCTCTCTACAAGGTTTACAAAAAACACAACAATGAGTGTACCAATAGTGGCGTCTCCTATGGATACGGTTACAGAATACAAGATGGCTTCTGAAATGTTAGACCAAGGCGGTGTTGGTGTTATACATAGATTTCAAAGTATTGAAAAACAAACCGAACAAATGAAAAGAGTTTGGAGACAATGGGATAGTTGGTATAACATAGGCGACAAGGATGAAGATAGAACCGACCACCATAGAGTATATGAAGATTGGTACAGAGGTGTAATGTCTTGGAACCATCCACCAACAAAATCTGATTTTGAAGATTTAGAAGAATTACTATGGTTTGCAGATGAGGCTAAGAAAGATGAAGAGTATTGGAGTAAAAGACCCTTATGTGCAGCTATTGGAGTCAAGGGAGACTACTTAGAGAGGGCTAAAGAATTAGTTTTAAACGGTTGTAATGTACTACTTATTGATGTAGCACACGGACATCATAAGAATGTAGGAGAAGCAATTGAGAAAATCAAAAGCAGGATATCAAATATCGAAGTTGTCGCAGGAAACATTGCGACAAGAGATGGAGCAGAGTTTCTCTGTGAAAAAGGTGTTGACGGCATCAGAGTGGGAATCGGTAACGGCTCACTATGTGAAACAAGAATCAGGACTGGTGTTGGATTACCTCAGGTTACTGCTCTTATTGATGTTTGTTCCGTTGCTGACGATTGGGATATTCCTGTCATTGCTGATGGTGGTATTCGGAATGTGGGTGATGTGGCTAAAGGACTTGGTTGTGGGGCTGACTCCATCATGGTTGGTTCGTTACTTTCGGGCACCAAAGAGAGTCCAGGTCAAATAGAAAAACAAGGACAATGGCCTAACGAAAAATTATTTAAAAAGTATAGGGGTTCCGCCTCAAGGGACTCAAAAGGAAATGATAAGAATGTTGAAGGGAATCATAAAGTTATACCGTATAAGGGGAAAGTCTATAGAATATTATCAGATATTAAAGATGGAATTTCTAGCAGTTTCAGTTATGTTGGTGCTAACAATCTTTCTGAGTTTCATAGTAAAGTAGAGTTTGTAGAAGTTACAAGTGCAGGTCAAATAGAGGCTAGACCACACTTGTTAAATTAAGGAGTTTAAAATGAGTCATTTTTATAAAGCAGCTGTATCACATTGGACAGCACAAAGAGATGAAGCAATAGCAACATTGGAGTTGTATTTTCAAAAATCAGTAGGTATAGGGGAACACTCAAAGATATTAATTGAGATAAACGAGTGGACATCTAAGTTATCAGAGGCTGAAGAAAACCTACAAGTCTTAGAAAAACATTTTGAAGACGATGGTTATGTCAGAGATAAACCAAAGAAAGAGGTTATAGTTGGGTAACATTTTAAAAAGTATATTATCTTATGTACTTGCTTTAGTTTTTATATTACTTACATTATTTTGTATAGTATTAGTGGCAAGTGTTCCATTTTATTTAATGTGGAATTGGTTGATACCAACTATATTTGGATTACCAAACATTACATTAATTCAATCCTTTGGGTTGTGGTTAATGATATTTTATATAAGAAATACAAAGTTTGACTTTAAGGAAACGATGGAAAATATTAAATCACAACAGGTTAAAGATGAGCCAATAGAGTGGAATCAAGTGCTTGATTCTATAAAGAAAAACTATATGGCATAATACTTATACATTAAGTATTAGGAGATACACATATGTCAGTAGAAAAAATAATCGAGGCTTTAAGACAGGCCCTTGAAAGTAAAGATTGGGATTTAGTTCGTGAACTTATCGAAACCTTACGATACGAGGGAGAGGGAGATGATTTCTCGGAATATTTTGATGAAGAACAATGATATTTAATATGGGGGTGAACTTGGAAATCGACTGGTATTGGTTGATATTTAAGTGCAGTAGAGTTTGGGTAAACTCTTAAATAAAACCCAACGAAACCTAATTGGCGATGAATCGCTAGACGGGTTGGTGATAGATTGGCATTTGGCTGAGTATGACTACTCGGTTGAATTACCAATTGGTGATTCCCAACCAACTTACGCATACGCTGCATAAGTTACTGAGTTGTCTAACACTCGGTCATAAAATAAGTTAGACATCAACTCACGGCCACATCGAGTATAAAATGTGTACGGAACTATCTCGGAAAATAGTTGGTGGTTTGTAGGTAACTTCTCAGAGGGTAGTAACCTAACTAAACTGTGAATGACTTAATATTGATAATAGACAGGACTGGGGTTCGAATCCCCACACCTCCACAAAACAGCAAGAAAACACTTGTAAATGGTTATAAAAAGTTGTAAATTCTATATATGAAAAAATACTATTATGAAAGAAGTAATTTGCTTGAAAGTGATGTGAACATCAACTTTGAGGAATTACTATATATGAACGAAAAAGAAACTTCTGAATGGATTGAAAAACTTAGAAGTTTTATTATATCTGAATGGGATGATAAGGGTATTCCACCAACTATCGGTTCCAATACCAAAGTTATAAAAAAGAACTTTAAAAAACTTAGAGAGTATGATGTTCACAATAAATTTTTAATCCACGATGATGATGGTAATAAAAATGTAATTAAGAATTATAATAAACATGCTAGTAGTGTTAATCAATTCTTTCCAACAATGTTAAAGACTCGTGTTCAGAATGGTAGTATCTATGATTGGTTTACTGATGAGTATAAACATAAGTTTGAAAAGGTTATACTGAGAATATTAAAAAGAGATTCAATGTATAATTGGTCAAAGTGTGTCTTAGATGGTGAGGAAATGCCAGAGAACTTCTTTATCGTACAACACAAACATAACGCTGTCGAAAGTATGTATAAGACTTTATCAGTTGAGGAAGTAGAGAAGTTAGATGATAAACATAAAACCAATCTACCAAAAGAATTAGATGGTGATACATATAAATTCTTGGTTAGGAATGTTTTAAGGGGGCCCAAACAAATTAAGTTGAAGTTATTCCCAGCTGGTATACAAGCTTTTAGATTAGGATTAGGACAACCTGCTGTAAACTTTCCACCATTGACAGCCAGATATTTGTATGAAAGATTTACAGACCATATTAATATCAATGAACTCGAACCCAAACAATTAAATATCTACGACCCATCAAGTGGTTGGGGTGGTAGAATATTAGGTGCTATGTCTTCATTAAAAAGAATACATTATATTGGAACAGACCCAAACACAGATAATTTTATTGATGAGGTAGGTATATCAAGGTATGAATATGTTGCTAATTTCTTTAACAATGAGGTTTTAGAAAGTAATAATTTTTGGGAAGAAGAAAAAAATACATTTCACTATTTTCAAGAAGGTAGTGAACACATTGGAAACCATCCTGATTTTCAACAATACAAAGGTAAGTTAGATATGGTGTTTACATCACCACCTTACTTTGATAGAGAACAATATAGTGAAGATGAAGAACAATCATTTAAGGCATATCCTAAGTATGATGATTGGAGAGACAACTTCCTTAAACCTACATTAACTAATGCATATCAAAGTTTAAGGAATGATAGATATTTATTATGGAACATCGCCGATATCAAAATCGGTAAAGATAAATACCACCATCTTGAACAAGATAGTATCGATATAATCGAAAACCTCGGTGGAGAATATCAAGGTAAACTCAAAATGTTGATGACTTCAATGGTCGGAGTTGACCAATCTAATGTCAAAAACTCGGTAAAGGTTAATGGGACTTATTTAAAGTATGAGCCTATTTTTATATTTTATAAAAAATAGCTTGACTTTGATTGCTTTTTTTAGTAATTTCTAATATCAAAACGAGGTATAATAATATGTTAAACAAAACTATAAGTACAACTACAGCTATCGCGGGGATGGTGTTTGTAACTTTTATGAATGGGTACATCTCAACAAGTATGATGACCAAACATTCAAGTATGTATAAACAATCAAGTGATTCATTAATGGTAATGAATCAAAAACTACATGAAGAACTTCACGAGTTTTATAAGTCTGGTATCGAGGTTGATGTCACAATGTACCAACCTGTATATCCACAGACCGATAAAACACCAGACATAACTGCAGATGGAACAAGGATTAGGATACATTTAGCTTCCGAATATAAGTTTGTAGCTCTGTCGAGAAATCTTTTAAAAAGATGGGGTGGCCCATTTGACTATGGTGATTTCATTTTAATAAAGGGAACTGAAACTAAGGATGGAGTGTATCAAGTAAGAGATACTATGAATCCTAAATGGGTTAATGTTGTGGATATTTTAGAATCCAAGCATGTAGAACCATACAAATATGAAAATGTCCACATCTACAAGATGAATTGGACAGACAATTTACAGTTAATACAAAATAATAAATCATAAATAAGGAGTCAAAGATGGCTAAAAGAGGCAGAAAAAAGGCATACAAATATTCAGATAAACCAATTGAAGTTGGTGATTGGGTGTATCCTACTAATGTTCAGATTGGAAAGTTCGAACCAGCATATCAATGTACAGAAGTTCATGATGGTGGTAAAAAATATACCGTAGTTCAAACGGAAGGTTGTTATCAACACAAGATGACTATAGATAAGAAGAAATTAAAAAGGTTATAAATGAAACAATTAACAGAAGAACAATTACTTGGTAATTGGGAAAAGCTGTTACAACTCGTAGAAGATACATTTGAGGGTGACCGAAAGGAAAAACTCTTGGAGATGTATAAATACTTTGAAGATAGAATGGTTGTAGCTCCAGCAAGTGGTAAAGAAGAATACCATTATTGTTACGCTGGTGGTTATGTTAATCATGTTCTTCATGTGGTTGAAACAGCATTAGAAGTATCCAAGACCTATGAAAAGGTTGGTGGTTATAAAGATTGGACGGATGAAGAATTAATCTTTTCTGCCATGCACCATGACTTGGGTAAGGTTGGAGATTTAAACTCAGAGTATTATATTCCTCAAGATAATGATTGGAGAAGAAAGACTCTTGGTGAGGTTTTTACACACAATACAGATATAGATAATATGAGGGTAACCGACAGAGCGTTGTTTATATTACAACACTTTGGTATTAAGGTTAATATGAAAGAAACTCTTGCTATCAAGGTATCTGATGGGTTATATGACGAAGCAAACACATACTATATGAAAGTGTTTGATGCAAGTCGTTCCTTAAAAAATCATATGCCATACATCATACATTGGGCTGACCATATGGCAACACAAGCCGAGTATGACGAATGGAAACGAGGTGACGAAGATGAGAAAGAAGAGATGGAAGCTCGTTTAGATAAAATCAAGAACATAAGTGTGGGTACTGATAAACCTGCACCTAAAAAAGAAGAAAAGAAGTCTAAACATCAAGATTTGTTTGATGAACTTTTCGGAGAAAGTTAAATGCCAATATTAGAAAAATATGAAGTACAAGAAAATGAAGTTTGGTACAGAGCAGAAGTTACCGAAGAACAATTAAAAGAGTTTCAAGAAGCTGAAGATGGTGATTATCCTGATTGGGTTTGGGATTTAGATTGGGATTTGGAAAATGAACGACCAGGTAGTGATGAGCTAATGTCAATCGAAGTAGTCGAGGAAGAATAATGATATTAGAAATTATTTTAGGTTTGTTGGTTGTAATTTTTATTACCGAGAGTTATGTTATATGGAATTTACTTAGTAAGGTAGAGTTATTGGAAACTTGGGTCGAAGACTTTAGTGACAGAGTAGCTAGTACTTATGAGGAAATCCAAACAATAGATTCTACTGGTCATTTTGAAGCAGATGACGAAATCGGTAGTATATTTACATCCATTAAAGAAACAATTGAAGAATTAAACCAATACATAGAAGAGGATACAAATGCCAAGAAAAGCTAAAAAAGGTTCACCAAGATATTACTTTACACAAGTAACTGAAGATGCCATAATCCGTTACAATAAAGAGGAACGGGCTTATATGAAGGAAAGAATTTACAACGACCATATAAGAAGGGCCTTTGATAAGTTGTGTGAGAATATTATTCATACATTTAAGTTTTATTACTTTGATGTTTCAAGTGAACAAGTTAAACAAGAAGTAATATCATTTTTGGTATTGAATATGCATAAATTCAAAGAAGGTAAGGGAAAGGCTTTCTCATACTTTAGTATTGTTGCTAAAAACTATTTAATTCTTCACAATAATAAGAATTACGCTCATTATAAATCACATGATGGTTTGGATGTGTTAGATTGGAATAAGAAAAATAAAGACGAGATGAATACGGCTGAAGAAAATGAAAGTGTCAGAGAGTATGTAAATCAATTTATTGAGTATTGGGAAAACAATATCACTAATGTTTTTACGAGAAAGAAAGATATATTGGTTGCTGATTCTGTATTGGAAATATTCAGAAGGTCTGAACATATTGAAAACTTCAATAAGAAAGCCCTATACATTATGATTCGTGAGATGAGTGGTTCCAAAACACAACACATTACTCGAATTGTTAACACGATGAAAAAATATCATCAGAATCTTTCTACTGAATATCTAAATAATGGTATGATTGATACTCAAAGTACGGGTTCATTCTTGTAACATAATGGTATTACAAAATGTTACATAGGGTAACAAAATAATACACTACATAAAAAACCACTTATTCAAGTGGTTTTTTATTGCCCACTTCTAAGTACAACAATATTGTAACATAAAAAAAACTTTAAAAATTAGGGTACTTTGGTACAGTTATTGTACCATATAGGTAGGAATAGGTTATTCGAATCTATTAGAAAATACAAAACAAGGAGAACTGAAATGTTCGAAACAATAAAAAAACTCGTAAAATCTTTTATGAGACAACTAAAAAGTACTAATGGTAATTCACTAGCTGAATTCGCTGTTACTACTGCAATGATGGCTACATTAGCAACAACAGCCGCTCCAAAATTTGGTGCAGTTGGTGCAGGTGCTAAAGAGAAAAAGACAATGGCAAACATTGATAAAATCTTAACTGTAGCAAACAACTTTTATAACCAAACACTATCTGAAGAAGGTAAAGGAAGATTTCCAGGACAAGAGAAGTATGATGTCGCAGTAGGTGGAGTCGATTTATCCGAAGGTGCATCTACAGACGAAACACTTGAAGCATATGTAGAAACTATCCTTGACCAAAAAGAATCTTATACAGATGACCTTAGTGAATTCGTATATGTGTTCTCACCATCTTCCGATGATGATGACGCATTACAAAATGATTGGATGAGTCTTGAAACATCAGTTGGTTACGATGGTAACTCTGAAATTGGTGCTCTTGATTTCAAATCAGACTTTGGTAACAATGGTTTAACCTCACCATTTCAGGATGGTTCATACGCTTACCTAATCATACCAGGAAGTGGTAGTGGTACATCAGCACAAGCACCTGTTCTTGTTGTGATAGATACTGAGAACCCATCTAAACTACATAAAACTTTAGTACCTTAATTCTTAATAACAAACCTGAAAGGACAAGAAAATGAAGAAACTAAATAACCAAGACGGATTTACCTTGATTGAATTAATCATGGTAATGATAATATTAGGTATATTATCAGCTGTCGCTATCCCAAGATACTTGGAGACCATTACAAAAGCTGAAGAAGCTTCCGAAGATGCTGTCGTCAGTAATATTGGTGTAGCACTCGAAAACTATGGAGTTCATAAACTCATAGATAGTGGAAGAGCTATATGGCCAGATAACCCTTTTGACGCACTTAAAGACAAACCACAGACTTATACTGATGATGGTACAAACGCCGACACAGATAATGAATGGACATTTGTAGATGGTGACCCAGCTTACATTACCCACCAACGCTCAGACAACTCAAGATGGAAGTGGGAATACGACGCAGGAGTAAACACAGGAACAGATGCAGACACAACTGGATTCTTAGGAAACAGAGAAAGTCTAAGTAGTGGTAACTAAAAAAAATGGTTTTACCTTAGTCGAACTGATTATGGTAATGGTAATCATTGGAATTTTAGCCGCAGTTTCGATACCAAGATTTACTAACATTGTCCGACAATCCGAAGCAGCTTCCGAACAAGGAGTTTTAATTAATTTGGTCGCTGCTTTAGATACTTATAGTCAAGAAGAGTTTATCGATACTGGTGTCCAAAAGTGGCCTAACAATCCCTTTGATGCACTTAACAAAGTACCACAATCCTACGACAAATCAAATACCACATTGATGGTAGAGATGGACGATAGTGATTGGATTTTTACTGGTGAAGCAAGTAACGACTACAAAAATTCAATAGTTCATCGTAGGAAAGAAGATAGTCTAGCAGTTTGGACTTATAATTCATCAACGGGTGTGATTGGGTATTCCAATCCACCATATCAACCAAATCAAGTTGTGTATAGACCAGATTTGGAAGGACAATAAAATGATAAAAAAAATACTGAAAGAGAAAATGAATGAAGGTTTTTCTTTAGTAGAATTAGTAATGGTCATGGTCATCTTAGGAATATTATCAGCAGTGGCTGTCCCTAAGATGACATCTGTTCTAAACTCAGCGGCAGTATCAGCCGAAAAGACGACTGTAGATACAATATGGGCAGGGTGTGAATCTTACGCTAGTGATAAACTAATTGAAACTGGAAATGAATCATGGCCTTATAATCCACTTACAGTCATGGGTAGAACTCGTAATATCAAGATAAATTTAACATTGGGTGTACCTGATGAGGATAACGAATGGCAGTTTAGTTTGATTGATGCAGAAGAACCTGCTATCTTTCATCATAGGCGTGACGATGAGATTTATTATTACACATATGATTCTACATCATTTGAATTATCTGAGGAACCAATTAGATATATAGCACAATAATATGAGTAATCAAATAAAAGAATTACTTTTGTATGGTGGAATCTTTATATGTTTCGCATATGTGATATTCGCACCTGAAAAGGATTCTAAACCCAAAGTAGTAACCCCATCATTAGTAGATTTCGATGAACATCCAATTGTAGCTTGGTTGGACTATGATAGAAAGGGTGGCCCTTGTGTCAAAGTCAGATACGAAGTAAAAAGAAAAGAAACCAAGTTATTTATGTTTGATGAAAATGGAAAGAATGTACATCAAACTCCTATCTCTTTAAGTCCACATAGAGATGGAAGAAAAAGAATCGAAACATATACATGGAAATTGTATAGAACGGAATGGTCATCTAACATAGAACCAGGTTTCTATACAATAGTAGTTGGGACAAAATATGATAAGAGAGGTATAGGAACTGAGATACAAGTATTATGAGTTGGACAGCTATAGGTGTAATATGTTTATGTGTTTGTTTGATATGGGAATTGGACGAGCGACAAACAATGAAGAAATACAAAAAGAAAAAAAGAATTGAACAACAGAGAGAAAAATGAAATACTTACCATTATTGTTAGTAAGTGTTATGTATTCACAAATAGACGAACAAGTCTTTGCAGACCAAGGCATCACGAGAACATCTGAATTTAAAAGAGATGTTGCATATGGAATAGATTGTGATGATACAGAATACAGAGATTATAAAGGTTCACCTGCTTGGAAAGGTTATGGTGGATGGATATCCGAATGTGATTCAATCCGTACAGTAAATTTAGATAGGGAATTTGCTGAAAGAGATAGAATCAGACAAATAGAACAAGCCAAACAAGATAGTATAGATACACAAGAAGCATTAGCAGAAATAGATAATTTAGATTTAGATGCTATGTGGGATAATACGGTTTGGGTTGAGATAACAGATATAGAAGATACTATATATGGAGAAGTAGAACAGATAACCGCAGTTGCTGGTGTTCGTGGTGCTGAAGCAGAAGATGAAGCATTAAGTTATTTATATTATAGAAGAACTATGAAAGGAATTGCTCTTATAGATTTACAAAAGGCATATGGTAAGTTGATGATTACAAAAGATAAACTAATTGAAAAAAATCCTAATCATCCTAAACTTGAGAAGATAAATAATCTAATTACTCAATTAGAAATAAAAATGAAAAAAGTTTAACAATCTAACAAAAAACTAACACAAAATAAGTAAATAAAAGTGTTTTTTCTAAATATATAAGATAATTATGTTTTGAAAAGTGGAAACTTTTTACGAAACCGGAAACATAGTCTTATCACTAAATAAAGGAGAAAACCGATGAGAGCACTAGCATACCTAATGCTAATGGGCTTATTGACAGCCCAAGACTTACCAAATGGTGAGAGTCAATTACCTCAACCCAAAGTACCATTCGTACTTACATACTACGACATTAGACAAGAGATTCGAGAAATTAATCCACAAGGTAAAATAGTTGTGGATTTTTTTATAAATGAAAAGGGAGAAGTAGAGAATCCTGTTATCAGAGATACTTTTAATCTTGACCTTAATGAAGTAGTGTTAGATAAAGTACGAAGTAGTTCTTATCATCCAGCAATTCAAAATGGTAGACCTGTCACAGTAAAGTATACTTTACCGATAGTCTTTAAATAACGGAGTACTGATGATTGAATATATTGTTTTAGGTGTTTTAGCACCAGTGTTTCTAAATCTCATGCATCTATGTATAGGAATTTATATTGTGATGCAACGAGGAAGTATAATGAGTTTGGGATTTAGTGGAATGGGATTTTTAACCAAATCAATTGGTATGATATTTTTAACTTGGTTGGGTGTAAGTAAGTTAGATATGGATTATCAGATATTTGTTCCACTATTAACATTCTTTTGGTTTTTTACTCATATAGTAGAAGCATTTGTCATACAACATTACATGGAAAAGAATGTACCTGTTTGGGTACAGAAATTACAACTAAAATAAGGGGTTATTATGATTGGTTTATATATAGGATTAGGGATTACCTTTGTAGTATTATATTTTGTTGGTAAAATTTACGCCGATGACTACAAGGATTTTTTTGAATTCTAAGCAATAAAAAAGGGGAATTTTCATTCCCCTTTTTGTTTTAAGATTATTTACTTCCGAAGATTTTGGAGAAAAAACCTTTCTTAGATTTCTTCCCTTTCTTACCACCTATCTTCTTACCTTTCTTTTTCTTCTTCTTGACTTCTTCCATTCCTGCCATGTTCATATCTGAAGCATTAGCTGTAGGAACAGCACCAAAAAAGATAAATAAAGAAAGTATACCTGTAAGTATTGATTTCATAATACTCTCCATTAATAACGCGTTATGATTGATAAACACATCAATCGTTAATAAATATCCTTATAAACTCATAATATACATAATTTAAGGCAAAAAAAAGGGGGAAATAGATTCCCCCTTTTCTGTGCACCGATAATAGCTATTTACGGAATAAACCCACTAACACCAATAAAGCGACTAACCCAGCGAAACCGGATTCGCCGAATTTATTTATGATTAGTGTTAGGTTACCAATAACATTAACGCCAAAGACACCAGTACCGAAGATTACTTCGGATATAGCACCTATGGCAACAAAGGACATAAGTAGATGAGCTAAGTCATCAACCCAACCCTTTACGAGTGTTATGATTTCCTTCATTGTTGTTTTCTCCCGTTGTTTGTTTCTTATCACTAAACAGAAAAGGGATATTTAACTTCCTCAGTTCTGTACTCAGACGGAATGCCCGAGTATATATAAATATTCTAACCCAAAAACTTTCATTAAGCTATATATATGAATCAACTTTGGGAGTTTTTACTATTTATTTATGAGTTATTGTACCAATAAACAACATAGGATTAGATATGTCAACTGAATATGAACTGTTTAAAGGTAAATCACTATCATCACTTTTTGAAGATATATACAATAATTCCAAACATAATAAACACCAGCTCGAGGTATTGGTAAAGGAAGTTACAGGATTCATCAAAGATGGGGATATGGCCGTTCAACTAATCCCAATGATTAAAGAGTATTTAGAAATAAATGTGAAAAATGATGAACAACTCGTTAAACTTGCTGGTATTGTTCAGAGAATAATAGCCAACGAAAATAAGGGTGGAGCAGAGGCAGAGTTTGGATTATCGGATAATGAAAAAGAACAATTACTGAAAAGTATTGATGATGTAGTAGTTGATTTACAAAGTAAAACAGATGAAATAACAGACGAAGTAGAAAAAGTCAAAGGAAACTAAATGGGTCATTGGACACCAAGCTCGGAATATTCTGATTCGGGCCCTAAAAAAACTACATATGATAAAGATGGTAGTGGAGTGCCAACACAAGGTCGCGTTAGACAGATAGTAAAGTCAAATACACAAAACCCTAAAGGTTGGGAATACTACGAACTTGAAATAGCAGAAGTCTTAGAAGTTTTTGATTCTGAAGAAAAATTACCTGAAAATGACAAAGGTGAAAAGATTTGGGGTTTATTAGGTTGTATCAAGGCGAGGCCACACCAATCTGAAAAAGATAAGATTGTTGCAAAATTAAAAATATACCAACCTCTTGATATGAACATGACAAAGATGCCATTAAGAAATGAGCATGTGGTTATTGTAAAATATTTAAACAATCATTATTATTTACCTGTTGTATCAATGTTAGGTAGTGTTAATGCAAATATAATACCAGGTACAAGTGGTTTTAGAGACCAAAAAATGATTGATGATGATTTCATATATGACTTTTTTGAGGCAAACAAAGACTTTGGTAATGATGAAAAAGTACGGAGATTAATACCAAGAGAAGGTGATGTGACCCTTGAGGGTAGATTTGGTAATACAATAAGATTTGGAAGTGCAATAGTTGAAGGTGCACACGGAGACGATACATCTACTCAAGACTCTCCAAACATATTGATGAGAGTTGGGCAACTAACAGATGCTCAGTTATTCGATGAACAAAATTTAAGACAAGAACTTGAAGATACAAACTTCAAACCTGCAGAAGAAAACATAAATTCAGATGGTAGTTCTATATGGATGACTACAGACCAAAAGGTAAATCTTGATATAGAGGAAACTAATGCTGATGACCATTCCTATATGTCATCTTTTCATGAGGATGACCAACCAAATGTTGGTGGGAAACAAATTACAATTAATTCAGATAGAATCACATTCAATACAAAGAGAGGAAAGATACTTGGATTTAGTCACGATGGTATTGGATTCTCAACAAAGAAGGCATTTACAGTTGATGCTGATGATGGAATGAATATTAATACAGGTGGTGCTACATCAATGGATATGAGACCAGGTGGTATTAGTTTGATAACGCCTGGTAATTCAAGATTAGATTTAGGAGAGGGTGGTAAAGAAGGAGGACCTGATGTAATATATTTGTCAAGTGAATGTCCATCTTTTTTAACACTTGATGATAAGGCACATTTAGAAAGTTGTAAGGGTGCAAATGTTCACCTTGATGATTGTGCTGGATTGTATACTGATAATGGAAGTTACTTTAAAATAGGTGGTAGTAATGATGAAGCTGTTATATACATAAAAGGTCGTGATGATGTTAAAGAACAACATTTAGTATTCGGTGAAGAATTGGCTAATTTATTAGATAGTATTTGTAATAGTTTTATCGAATTGGGTGGTACGATTTTAGATTTAAATGGGATAGCCACAGGAGCCGGCCCAAGTGGACCTATTAGTAGTGGCCCAGCAAATCAAGCTTTAATTACTGCATGGGAGACTGGAGTGGAAACCATACGGGCAAGAATATGTAACATATTAACAAAAGTGGATATTTAGTGGGACTGGATAAAAAAAAACTTAAACAAGGATTAATTGATAATTATAGTAAACTAGCACAAGATGGTGAATCAAGTAAATCAGATTCGGCCGATGGAATGGCAACTGCCATAATAGATTTTATGAAAGATGCAGAAATAATACCAGTTGGTAGTCCAGCACTTGCACCTGCAGTACTGGCACCTGTACCTGACCCAACATCGTTAGGTTTTAAGTTAAAGGTAAGTGGTGTTGGAGGAGCTAAAGGACCATTGAAGGCGGCAATATTGAGTAGTTTTACTGCGGAAGACCCAACGATGACACAGATTACAACAGGTATTGTAGCCGCAGCAGCTTTAATGATAAATTTTGGTACACCAGCTCATTCAGCAGTAGGAACAAGTCTAATGAGTGTTCCACCAATATTAGCACCAGCAGTAGCAGTTGGAATGGGTGGTGGAAGTATAGAAGATGTATGTGATAGTATGGCAACTATAATTACTGCATCTTTTATAGCTACAGTTTTTACAGGAGCGGTTATTAAACCACCAGCTATTATACCAGGTATAATCAGTAGTACAATAATATAGAATAGGAGTCTATAATGAAGAAAACAGAACTAATAAAGATATTGGAAACATTAGTTCGTAAAGAAGTTAAGAAACAGGTAAATGAGATATTTATTAATGAAGGAAAGAAAGCATTAGCAAATCATTCCACAGAAAAAGATGAAGTCTCATCCTCTTTAACTCAATTAGCAGAACAAGAGTACCAACAACCAAAACCTAAGAAAAAAGAGTTTAAGGAATATACAAAAAATCCAGCTCTTAATAAAATCTTAAATGAAACTGTTGGTGGTGTACCACAAGGTGATAAAGGTGAATATCCAACAATGGGTGGTGGAACTTATACATCAGATAGAGTACACGAATTGATGGGTGGAAATCCAATGATGAAAAATACCGAACAAGGTAAGGAAAAAAGAAGACAAGTTGGAGCAGTAGAATCATTGAAGGCACAAGGTGTAAGTTCTGAACAAGTAGGTGAAGATGTTGTAAACGCACTAACAAGAGATTACAGTGGTTTGATGAAAGCTATTAATAAGAAAAAGGATGGTCATTTTAGACCATAGGAGAAATTAGTTGTCAGTATTAGAAAAAGACTTAAACCCTGATGTGAAAATTGGTATATCTTTACCAATGGATCACATAAATGGTTCAGGTTTTTTTCCTGGTACATCCACAACACTCACACAGACAGGTAGTAATATTAGAAATTTACTCTTGACAAATAAAGGTGAGAGGGTTGGACAGCCTGAGTTTGGATGTGGATTATTACAAGTTTTATTCGAACCGATGAGTGATGATTTGTTAGAATCTGTTAGGTCTGAAATAGAAGAGTCGATAGCCTTTTGGTTACCTCATGTTACTATAAATAATATAAGTGTGGAAAGGGATGAAGCCGAACCACACCAATTAAACATACTTATTGAATTTGCTTTAGCAATACAACCAACAGTACACGAAGTGATAACTCTGAATTTTCTTGTAGGTGAATAGGAGAACATAGATGCCAGCACAAAAAGAAGTAAGATATTTAAACAAAGATTTTTCAGGATTTCGTTCTGATTTAATCGAGTTTGCAAAACAATACTATCCAAACACATATAATGATTTTAATGAAGCATCACCTGGTATGATGTTTATTGAAATGGCATCCTATGTTGGTGATGTTTTGTCATACTATGTAGATTCACAATTCAAAGAACAATTATTAGCTTATGCAGAAGACACAAAAACTTTATTTGAAATGGCACAATCATTTGGATACAAACCTAAGTTGTCGTCTCCATCATTTACCAACCTTGATATATTTCAAATAGTACCAGCAGTTGGTACGGGTGTTAATGTGAGACCTAATTACAATTATGCACTACAAGTTAATGAAGGAACATTGGCTTCTACTGGTACGACTACATTTAGGATAAGAGAAAATGTCAACTTTTCTTACTCAAGTTCTTTTGACCCAACTACGGTAAGTATTTATGAAACATCAGGAACAGCCCCAACTTTTTATCTACTAAAGAAAACGGTAGGTGTTGTAAGTGGAACGATTACCGAAGAACAATTTAGTTTTGGAAGTGCTAAAAAATATCAAAGGATTATATTAGGAAGTGAGAATGTATTAGAAATAATATCTTGTACAGATAGTGATGGTAATACTTGGAAAGAGGTTCCATTTTTAGCACAAGACACGATATTTGATTCTGTACAAAATACTGCAGCTAATGATCCTGAACTATCACAATATAGTGATGAGGCACCATACCTTTTAAAACTTCTAAAAACTCCAAGACGATTTAAAACTTTTATAAGGGCTGATGGTAGAACTGAATTAAGATTTGGAGCAGGTGTAAGTGATTCGTTTGATGAAGAAATAGTACCAAATCCAAGTAATGTAGGTTCAACACTACCTGGTAGTCCAACATATTTAGATACATACTTCGACCCAACTAATTTTTTGAAAACAGAAGCATATGGTCAATCACCATCAAACACAATACTTACAATCAAATATTCTCATGGTGGTGGATTGGGTGACAACGCTACCCAAGATAGTATTTCTAATTTATCAGAAATATCATTAACATTAGATGAAACAAGTTTAAATGCTGGATTGGTTGCAACAGTTAAAGATTCTGTAGCAGTAACAAATCCATTTCCAGCTAATGGTGGTAAAGGTGCAGAAACAACAGAAGAACTAAAAGAAAATGCTTTAGCTTATTTTCAAGCTCAAGGTAGGAGTGTGACTCGTGAGGATTACATAACAAGGGTATATGCGTTACCACCTAAATTTGGAGCTATAGCAAAGGCATACATTGTTCAAGATGAACAATTGAATATACCAACAATGCAAAAAGAAGTCAAGTCTAATCTTTTTATGGATGAAAGAAACCTTGACCAACTTAAGTCACAAGATGCTGGTTCTTCTAATAGATTACCTAATCCAAACGCACTTAATTTATACACTCTTGGATATACAGCTGGTAAAAAATTAACTACTTTAAATTTAGCAGTAAAAGAAAATTTAAAAACATATCTTTCACAATATAGATTAATGACGGACGCGGTCAATATAAAAGATGCATATATTATTAATATTGGATTAAAAGTAAATTTTATATGTCGTACTGGATTCAATAAGGATCAAGTATCATTACAAGTTATACAAAAGGTGAAAGATTTTTTCCAAATAGATAGGTGGCAAGTTAACCAACCAATTGTCTTACAAGAGTTGGCATATGAATTATCTATCGTTGAAGGTGTAGGTGCGATAGTTCCACCTACGGTTGATAATCCTAAAAATGTACCAGTGTTGATTACTAACAAGTTCAGTACTGCAGATGGTTACTCAGGTAATATTTACGATATAAATTACGCAACCAAAGATGGTATAGTTTATCCATCACTTGACCCAAGTATATTCGAATTGAAATACCCAAATATTGATGTGGAGGCACGGTCAATTGGTGATTCAATTGGGAATAAATTGTAGGAGACCATAGATGCATTATTTTGAATACGCTGAAAAAGACACAACACTATATTCTCGTAGTGGAAGTCAGAACACAGGTATAGATGAGATAATAGAAGTAGTAAAGGATGTAAGTGCAGCTGGTGTTGTACAAGGTATAAGTCGAGTGTTGATAAAATTTGATACAACTTATATTTCATCTTCTGTATCAAGTGGATTAATACCTTCAAGTTCGTACACAAAATTTTATTTAAATTTATATGATGCAAATTCTAATGGTTTAAATGTTAATCAAAATTTATATGCATATCCAGTAAGTCAATCTTGGGACAATGGATTTGGTAGGGAAGATAGTTTCCCAATAATTTCAGATGGTGCCAGTTATAATTTCCGTGATAACAATGATGTGAAAACCATGTGGACAGGTTCTATGACTGGTTCGGGTGGTACTTGGTACAATCAATACGAAGCTTCACAATCTTTCTCTAACCAAGCAGCCGATGTTCGTATGGATGTTTCTAACATTGTTTGGCAGTGGTTACATGGAAACATAGAGAATGATGGTTTTATGGTTAAAAGAAGTGGAAGTATAGGTAATCTTGATACCACACTTGATGAGGGTACATCTAAAGCACTTGGTAACTTTTCATTTTTTAGTAGAGAAACCCATACGGTTTACCAACCTAAATTAGAAGTAGTTTGGGATGATTCTAAATGGGTTACTGGTTCATTAGAATATTTGACTTCAACGGAACTTGAAGATGTTAAATTATATCCAAGAAGTTTAAGAGACCAATACAAAGAAGATTCAAAAGTAAAGTTCCGAGTCAATGGTAGACCATTGTATCCTGAAAAAACTTTTTCAGCTACAGCTGGATATTCAACTGGTTACAACACTGCAAAAATGTTACCGAGTGGTAGTACATTTTATCAAGTGGTTGATGTTTTTACAGATGATATTATCATACCATATGGTAGTGGTTCAAAAGTTAGTTGTGATTCTACTGGTAATTATTTTAATCTACATCTAAAACCATTGTTAGCTGATAGATTTTATCGTGTAGATTATAAAATTATAAGTGGTAGTGGTACTGCAGATGAGACAATACAGTATTTCAATTACCTACCATCATTCAAAGTAGTAAAATAAAGGAGTTAAAATGCCATATATTATAGCTGAACCTTGTGTTGGAACTTGTGATACAGCTTGTGTGGATGTATGTCCAGTAGATTGTATCCACGGTCCTTACGATGTTGAGGGAAGTGGTGAAGAAGCAAAAGTGGATGGGTTTGTTCCCAAAGAAGGAGATTCACTTTACATAAATCCCGAAGAATGTATTGATTGTGGAGCCTGTGAACCTGAATGTCCAGTAGAAGCAATCTTTGAAGAAAGTGAAGTCCCATCAGAATGGAATGAATATATTAAAAAGAATTATGAATTTTTTGGTTTGGAGATGAACTGATGCCTTTAACAAAAGAAGAACTACTGAAAAGTGAATTCTATCAAAAGTTAAAAGAACAAGATAGACAAACATATCTTAATGAATTAGAACAGAGACGGAAGTTAAGTGGTGGTGTAGTGGTTACTGAAAACGACCAAATAATTATCAACGAAGCAACACCGCCTTTAAGAAATGATGCTGGTGTTTTTATAGCAGTTGAAGACCCATTTGAGGAAGGGAAAAACTTAGAAGAAGAAGACCAACTAATTAAAATTTCTAAAAAAACAACTGTCTATTCTACCGACCCAGTATGGAATGATATACTTAATCGAGAATTTGAAGAATTATGAGAATAAACACACCACTAAACGATAACGACTATAGAGAATTAAAAAAAGAATCTAAAGAAGTATTGGGTGCTAGTGGATATTTGAATCCACCATTTGGTCAATCAACAGATGATTATGTCGAAGTTCACCTATTGGATACTGATGGAAATTTTTTAGAAAAATTTAATTCTATTCATACTACTTTCGAAGATGATACAATAATTCTTAATATCGGTCAAGATTTAAGAGATAGAGATTACAATCGTGGTGAATTTCAGGTTCGTTATCATTTTGTTAGAAAAGTAGCTGGTGGTGATGATATAGTATTGACAAAAACTGTAAGTGGTCAACCAAATATAATTCATAGTGGTAATCCCGCCTTAACAGGTGTACCAATGGGACAATTTCACACCGATAGTGAAGGTAATGCATTCGTAGGTGAGAACCCACCTGCTAATGGTCAAGATGCACAACCACTTGATATTAAAGAATGGAAGTTTAAAATAGATGAAATATCACCATCACGAACAGAAGTTAGAATAGTTCCTCAGTTAATAAACAATTCAAATTATGTAAAAGAATTTAGAGGATTAATAGAACCAAAAAGGTACATACCTGAAACTGCTTGGACGGAATATGTAAATTCCTATACTGATTTAAAAAACGCATGGAATACTATAAAAAGAGACGCCAATAGTGGATTAGCTAAATGGTGGAGACCAAGATTACAATTTGAAGATAATGTTACAAAAAAGGCTGATTTTGGAAAGTTACATTGGGAATTATTTGGTCAGAATGCATCAAATAGAAATTTACCAACTCAAGATGGTGGTGGTCAGATAAGTTGGACGGGACCCGATAGTTCAAGGTTGGAGTTTAATGTCAGACGAGAGGTGGAAGATGAAGGTTTTAAAGATTTTATGATTGGTTCCACCATAACTATTAAAAAGGCATATGTAGTTGGATATGAAACAAGACCTGATACACAAGAAAATTCAGGATATAGTGCAGAAGATGGGATACCTGAATTATATATACAGGCAGTTAATGTACCTGATACTAAACAAGTTAACTTCACAATGTATACTAAAGATGGAGAAGAATTCAACCCAAATACAAATGGGGTACAATTCTATTGGGAATTTGGATGTGGTCATATAAAAGAAGCATCAAAGGATTCAACCGCATCACATAACTACGACACGGAAGGTTCATATGCTCCAACTGTTTATGTGATGACACCTAACTTTCAAGATGAGGTTACCGAAATAAGAACACCAAGTGGTAGGGTATTAGATTTTGTGGAACTTGGAGAATCAACATCAACCGATGAAACCGATACTACAACAGAGGCTGGAGAAAGTCAGTTGGATGGTAGAATTATAAAATGGGAAGGTGATGGTGGAACGCCAATCAAAAACTTGAGTGGAGACCAATCAACCACAAACACAAGGTGGTTTGTTCAAAATGGATATCGAAGATGGATAACAAATGGAGAAAATTTACAAATACTAAGAGATGCTTTAAATATTCAACAAAAAGTAAATGTAGAGGGGGCATCAATACCTGGTTCATACATACCAACTGATATTGAATTAGAAGGAAGTACGATAAACTCCCTTCCAATAGGGCCTGATTTAAACGACTTAAGTTTTACTCAAGGGCCTTTCACTACAGAACAATTACCTACTGAGGATATGGGAGAACCAGTATTTTTAGGTTTTTGGCCAATGCAGGAAGTAGAAGAAACATCAGATGATGAAACAGATGGAGACGATGATAGTGGTGATGATTCCAATAGTGATGGTACTGAATTCACAATTAAACTATTCAATAGTCCTATTGTAACCAGTGGACCTTTGAGTGAACGAACAGCAGGTAGTTTTGTTAAATTTGGTAATCCACAGTCGACTGCATACGAAAACACAAATGATGCGGTATTTCTTCAACAGAATTTTGTCACTTCTCAAAACATAAATATTAAGGCTAAACCAATGGGTGCAGATGGAGTCAACATCTTTGTTGGATTCTTTGATGATCCTGATTTTACGCAACCATCATTTTCCCCTCAACCTGATGCCGATGAAGCCCAACAAGTATTTGTAAATGGTAATAGAAATTTTTATGTCAAAGTCCAATCGGATATGTAATGAAGAATAAACGAATTATATATTGGGGTGGTAATCACCAAACAACAATACCAAAAATGGGTGCCTGTGGAAGTGGAACCGACCCAAGCGGTGGTAGTGGTGAAGGTTCTGGTGGTTCAGGTAGGAAGAAAACAGAAAAGCCAGAAGGTTTAGGTAAGTTTGATGGATTGGGAGATTTATTTGCAGACTTACTATTGGGTGATTTATCAAAACTAGCAGCAGGAGCTCTATTTAGTGCAGTAGTAGGAACCCCACCCTTTGGTATAACCCTACAAAAAAATAGACCAAGTTCGGCTGAAAAGATGGCCGATTTACAAGGTCAACTCGATGATTTAAATTCACAATTAAATAATCCACCACCAGCAAGTGCAGCAAGATTAAGTGATTTACCTGAGGATGAGTTACGAGATGCTATAAATGGTCTTCAAGTACAATTTAATAGGTTAGAAGAAAGTCCACCTGATACTGGTTTAGATCCTGTAGGGCCTCTACAACTTGATAGTGTAGATGATTTACCACAACCTGCAGATTTTGTAGGACAACAGGCAATAATAAATGGTGAATTATATGTATGGAAAGACCCACCAGGAACATGGGTAAATTTTGGTAATCAAGAAACAAAATTTTTACCAACAGACCAAGAACGAGAAGTTCCTATTTATGAAAGTTATGTTGCAACCATAACTGATGTACACAATGCAGATTCTATTAGTACAGATAAAACTTGGAGTGATGGTGCAACTGAGGTTGAACATATAGGTCCTACTCAAGTTAATTTACAAACAAAATTTGATACTTGGTATGTTGATACTCCTGTAAGACAAGATTTATATACATACATGAAACATGGAGAGAATGGTAGTTCTTTAATTATAAATCAAAAAGAAGACAGAGAAAAATACATTAATTTTCCTTATGCTATTAATTACAAACTATATGAACCTTTACCTGATAATATAACAAAAGATGATTTAGTTTATGTTTGTAAACAGATGTCATCTCCTGTATTGGAAACTGTAGAGTTAGTAGATTTTACAGATGAAGAAATAGAAGATGTTGTTTTAAGAAATCCTAAATGGGATGCTGGTTTACATTCCGATGGTGCATTAAATCAAAATGAATCAAATTATAAAACTTATAATGAAATAGTAACATCAAATAAAACTATCCAAGAAATTATTGAGGATAAAGTTATTAGTGGTAGTTTCAATGAAAGTATTGAATTGGATGGTATAGATTATTCCCAATTTAAAAACTTTGCAAAATTCAGTTCTGTTGAAGATAGATTAGTTAACTTTAAATATAAGTTAGATAAGATAGAACTTTTTACAAGTCAAAGTGATTCTTTGAGTGGTGTATTGGGTCAAGAAACTGCAACTTTCACTCAATCATTACAAGATAATGTCCGTGAGATTAAAAATAATTTTACTACCTTTGAAAAATATATGTATTTCGAATCTTCGAGTTATTCGAGTGGTTCACTTGGTGAATTTCACGACAATGCATGGCCTAAGAAAAGTGGAGATGGTACATCACTTAGTCCATATGTTTTATATGCAGTTACTGAATCTGTTGCTGTAGATTGGTATAGTGGTCAGATTATAAGTAGTTCTAACTATGATAGAGAAAATCGTGATAGACTATTAGAAAATATACCAAACCACATAAAAGATGATGAAAGAAATGATGCCTTTACAACATTTATTAATATGACTGGTGAACATTTTGATGGTATATGGTCATATATAAACCAAATTCCCGCGGTACATGATAGAAGGGATGGATTAGATGTTGGATTATCAAGAGACTTAATTTTTCAAGTGGGAAGGTCTTTTGGATTTTATCTAAACGATGGTCAAGACCTCGTGAGTTTACCAAACTATTTAATTGGTGCTGATGTTACTGGTTCGAGTTCAGAATATTCTGTTCAGTCAGTAACTCCTCAGAAAGATATATCGAGAGAAATTTGGAAAAGAATTTTAAACAACATGCCTTTCTTCTTAAAAACTCGTGGTACTATTAGGTCAATCAAAGGTTTAATAAATTGTTACGGAATACCAAGTAGTATATTGAGAGTGAGAGAGTATGGAGGACCCAATCCAAATAGGAATAAACCATCTTTTCAAATTACGAGAAAATTTACAAAGGCCGCAGAGTTTAAGGCTGGTCAATACATAGAAACTACTTGGGCAAACGATACCAATAGTGGAAGAAAACCTGATACCATTGAGATGAGATTTAGGGCGGCTAGTGGTAGTAATCAAACCTTATGGCAAGCTGGTACTGATATAGCATTACGATTAGTTGATAATGGTTCAGCTGACAATTATGGAACTGTTCAATTCTTTTTAGAAGGTGGTGCTAATCCTGATTTTACATTGTCTTCAAATTCATTACCAATATATGATGGTGAATTTTATAATGTAATGTTAACAAGAATGAGTGCAAGTGTAGGAAATAGTGGATTTCATCATAGTGGTAGTTCGACTGGACAATTGACAGCCGATACCACATCACAAAATATATTATACTCATTATATGTTGGTCGTTACGATTCAGGACTATCAAGAATTATTTACAAGTCATTTTCAAGTGGTAGTACAGCTACTACAAGTAACAATTCAGCATTTGTTGGTAACGAAACTGCTTATATAGGTGGTAAACCAAGTAATGATTTTGGTAATCAACTTAGTGGTAGTATTATGGAATTTCGTTATTGGAATACTGCACTTAATAGTGGTTCGTTTGATAATCATGTTCAAGCACCAAAGGCCTTCGATGGAAACCATCCATCTGCATCATATACCGATTTGGTATTAAGATATAGTTTCGATGATGATAAAAATCTTGATTCATCCACAAGTATCCGAGATACAAGTGCAGACCAATCTTATACAGCAGAGGGAACTGCTAATGGATATTCAAGTGGTAATCGTCCACATTTTAGAAAGTTAGTAGACCAACAAAAGGCAAAAGTTCCGAACTTGGGTCCTAATGTTCGTGTAGAAAATAAAGTAAGAATAGAAGATAGTAAATTACTTGGTAATTTAGCCGTAGATGAAAGGTCTGAACTAAGTGCATATGATTTAGCACCATTGGATAGTAATAAACTTGGAGTTTACTTTAGTCCTACTGATTCAATTAATGAAGATATTATATTGAGTGTTGCAGATTTAGATTATGACCAATATATAGGAGACCCAAGAGACAAATATAAGAGAAGATATAGAAGACTTGATGATGTAGCAACGACTTACTGGCAAAAATATAACGCCCCAAATAATTTTTGGGATTATATGAGATTGATAAGATTTTACGATACAAGTGTATTTGACCAAATAAGGAAAATGATTCCTGCAAAGGCAAGAGCTAATGTAGGTTTATTAATAGAACCAAACTTATTAGAAAGACGAAAAGAAGTAATCGGTGCACCACCTGATTTTGATGTGGTCAATGTAAGAGGTAATTTAGATGCAGGATTCGGTAGAGTTGTTACTGGTTCAATACTACCTTTGACACAATCCATTGATGTAATGGCTCAGTTTTCACAGAGTGGTCAGTATCTAACTTACACTGGTTCCCTTTCTACAGCACCATCTGCATCAGGCGGTCAGTATTTGACTTTTACTTCTTCAATATCAGAAGATATATTTAGAACACCTGCAACTTATATACTTTCATCATCACTTAGTGGATGGGGTGGTGGAAAAGAAAAGTATGGTGATTTTATCATTACTATTGGAGGACCTGAATATATATTTAGAGAAGTACTACAGCCAAATATAAGTGGTTCAAGAATATCAGAACATAATTTTGAAAGAAGATTTTTCTATACCACACAGGCAAGTGCTTCATTAGATAATTTTTATTCATCTTCATTTGTAAGAAGTGACAAACAAAGTTTATATCAAGACAATCAGATGTTTAGATTAGTATATCAAGGTTCACAGCAGACTAAGAAAACAACCCTTGACAAGTTGGATCCTGTCACGGTAGTACTAACTTCACCAACTACATTAGTAACAAAAGAAACTGGTGAATCTAAACTTGATGTATTATAATGAAAAATTTAGTTTGATTATATTTATAGATAAGAAGTTTTAATCTTATTATAACATAAATCCAAACTACTCAGTCCTAAAGGAGATACAATTATGGGATTTTTAAATAATACCACAATCACAGTTGATGCGATACTTACGAAAAGAGGTCGTGAGTTATTGGCTCGTGGTAATAATGAATTTCAAGTTACGAAATTCGCACTAGCAGACGATGAGGTCGACTATCGTTTGTGGGATACCTCACATCCCAATGGAACAAATTTTTATGGAGCAGTAATCGAGAATATGCCTTTGTTAGAGCCTGTACCTGATGAAACACAAGCATTAAAGTACAAGTTAATTTCACTTCCAAAGGAAACATCTCGTTTACCAATCTTAGATATCGCTGTTCCATCACTAACATTTCAACAAGGTGGTGGTAATGGTGATTTATTGAGTCCAGGTACATTGAATTCAACTGATGCTGATTTAGGATATACATTCCTAATTCATGACACAGCTGTAGCAAGACTACAGATTGGACAAGCAGCACCAGGACAGACAGCACCATTAGTACCTGTCAATTTGAGTAGTGAAGAAATAACAAACTCACAAAGTGTAGTTGGTTTAACTGCAAGAGTAGTACCACAAACATTCACCACACCAAATAAAAAGAAAACACAAATTACCGTGGTGGGTAATCAGACTGGAGCGACACAGACAATAACAGTTACTGTTAATAAAACAGTACTTGGAAGTCCAGCATCGCCAGTCTCATCTTAATAGTTAGGAGTTAGAAAATGGCATTAGCAGGAGCATATAAATTATTTGACCAAGAAAATGATGTGGTTAAAAATATCAAAGCCACAATATCAAGTGGTATATGGAGTGGTGGTACTGGAACACTAACTACATTCTTTTCACAATCAGCAAACAGTTCATCAGCTGGAAAGTATTATTATGATGTGTACAAGACAGACCCATCATCTGATACAGAAGCTGAAGTCCAATTCAGTATTGGATATGGACACTTAGATGGAAGTGGTTCATTAGGTACTGTTGGGGGAGCAACTGGTAATAGAGCTTCTGCAGCTATCCACGCACAACTTGTAAATCTATTATTACCACCCAACAAAGATAGATTCACTTACGCTGGTTCAGTAACCTCTAAACACTTTTTTGTTCTATCACTAAAAAGAGCAAGAATGAGAGAAAAGATGGATCCAGGTAATTGGGAACTTCGTATTAGTGGTAGTGTAAAAAATGTTGGTGAAAACATTAGATTAATAGACGATAGTAATTCCACGACTGATCCAGAAGCAGGAATAGGTGGTAGAGTATTTAATGTTGTTACTGGTTCCATTACAAGTGGTACTACATCAATAAACACAGCGGCTTCATCTAATCCAGGTGGTGGTTATGGTTTATTCTATCCTGATTTAGGGATTGTACTATTGAACGCTGATATTGTAGACGCATCTGCTTCTATAAGTGTCAATACAACTTCAAATACTGATGGTGGTAATGTTCCAGCATTCTTTAGTAGTGTTAAAGGTGGAGCATACTTTCAAGCTAGACGAGAAGAAAAACTCTCATCTACACATTATTTCGTAAGAGCTGGAAATAAAGAATTTAATTTCTCTAACAATCCAACTTTCTTTACAGCATCTACTGGTGACTTCACACAACCTACTTTCTTTAAAGACCCAAAAGTCTACATAACAACAGTAGGTTTGTTTAATAATAGTAATGAATTATTAGCAGTTGCTAAGTTGAGTCAACCTGTATTGAAATCTTATTCTCGTGAGGCATTAATCAAAGTCAAACTTGACTTCTAAAACATAGGGGAGTGGAATGATTTTAAGAGATGTCCACCCACAAGATGTTTCTATAGAGCCCTTTAAAACCCACAAGCGATTCACTTTCACTAATACTGATAGTGGAAGTGGAGTATTCGCTCTTAAGGCAAGTAGTGGGAGTTTTAGGGGTTTTGATTCAGGTTCCGCTCTTTCCCAAAGTATTGGTTCGTTTAATCAGATGTCTCGAAGTTTGGCATTACCAAAATCTACTTGGTATAGTGGTGGGACATTTTATAACCTTCCAACTTATTACATGCTAAATCACAAATTCTATGAAAGATTTAGTAATCGTGCCAAATTTAAAAGTCACACAAATCAAGTTCAACCCTTTTTAACATATGGTAACTCAAACACAAATGTTAGTTTTAGAGAATTACATGATAATGCATCAGTAATCACCGTTCCACAGCAATTGATGGGTGAGGGAATTAAACCGAAAAGTGTTCGTGTATTAGATAACATAAGTGATGTAACTACTGATATTCGTGATGACGGAGATGGTAATTTATTTGATTTTGCATATTCACAGAGTTATGCAGCTTTCAAGTCAAGTTCATTCACCAACACACCTACAAGTGATGTTAGTTCGAGTTATGTATTAGGAAATGTTTTTTATAAACAAGGTCTAATAGTAATGACAAGTACTGGTTCAAAATATCTAAACGCATTTACTGGTACGGATAGTGATGGTTATACTTTAAATTATCAATCTACACACACAATTTATCAACATGAATATATGGTAACCTCACAGGCAGGTCAACATAATGCCACAAGTAATGTAAGTGCAACTTTTGAAAGAAGTGGTAGTTTTCAATTGGGAAAAGGTACAAATCCTGATTCAATTTTTCCACCAAGTGATAATCCACTTGATGGTCTTGGAAGTGGTTCATATAATCAAACATACGAAGGAACACAATTTTACGAAAACTTTGTAACACATAGTGAGTTCAGACCTTACATTACAACAATAGGATTATACAATGATTCAGGAGAATTATTAGTGGTTGGTAGAACAGCAAAACCAATTAAAAATGATGATAAAACAGCCATGAGTTTTGTAGTTCGTTTTGATGTTTAATTGGTTAGTTTTATATTTATTAGTGTAATTTATCGCTTAATGGGAGAAAACAGATGTTAAAGAAGATTATATTAGGTTTATTAATGACCTCATCTTTGTTGGCTGAAAATGAAATACTAAAATTTTTAAAGTATTCGACAGCATATGCCAGTTTTAGTTTAAATGCACCAAGATATCAAGATGATAGATTTGCTATCGTTGGTGGTCTGTCTACTGGAGATTTATTGGTGGACAGAACTGAAAGAGATTTAAAACCTGATTTCCAAACATCATTTGGACTCCGTAAGATAGGTCGTTTTCAGTACGAACCAAAACGAGGTGTTAAGTCAGCTGGTAAAGGTGGAACTTGGTATGATGGTACAGAATCAAACTATAATGAAAGTGCTACATTCGGACCTGTTAAGGGTTGGGAATATTTAATCAAATGGACAGAAGGTAGACAATGGGGTAACGAATATCTTAATCAAGAATATTGGGTTAGATACATCGGTGATTGGGCTATGGCTAAAGTTGGTTGGACGGAGTTAGGATTAGAAGACTTGAGTTATATACATGGAGATTTGAGGATACATCTTACACCTGAAGTTTTACAAAATAAACTACATTTTTCTGTTGGATTCAAACACAGACAACATCCAGTTTATGGATTTGATGCTATGGTATTGGATACGACTTGGTATCGTGGTTCATGGTGGGCATTTGCTGAAGATGCTTTTGGTGTTGATGATAATATGTGGTATGATGAATCCATGTTAGAAGGATATGACGAAAATGGTAATCCAATTTGGACTCATGATGAATTATTAGAACTTGTAAATGGTGAATGGGTAAAGGTTGAAGGAGATGGTCCTTTTTGGAATGGTAGAGGTGAGTATTGGGGACATGATTGGTTATGGAGAGATGCCAATGGAAATATATTTGCTTACACAGATAGAGAATATTTCATATACCACTTTCCACAGATGTTAGAGACTTATATAAACGGAAAGAAAAAAGATTTAGGATATCAAAGTGAAACATCTTTGATAATAGGTGTGGATTTTTACCATTATACTGATAGTTGGTGGTTACATGCATGGGGTAATTGGTTACCTGTTCACTATGGACATACTAAACATTCTTATCAAAACGCCTCACTATATAAAAAACATTTAGAAGAAGGATATGAACCATATGATTTTGAATATTCTGAACCCGATTGGGCAGATTGGAATGATTATGATATGGGAGCAATATTCGGAGTAAAACTCAAAGATAATCTTGGAGTGTTTGCTGAAGGAAGATATCTGTATTATTGGGAGAGACCAGCGTACGATATCAAGTTAGGAGTTAATTATCAATTTATGGGATTTTAAAATGAAAAAATGGTTTGACATAAAAGAAAAGTACCTTAATCCATTGGTTTGGATTATTTTAGTTTTATTTATTAGTTGTGAGGATACACGAGTAGAGGAAACATTAGAACCCGCTATGCAGATGTGGGTAAATGGTGACCCAATAGACCCGTTTACTTACTATGGTTCAATAACAACTTTTGGAAGTAAACAAGTTGGTGAGGATGGTAAGATAAAGAAATTACTTGTATTTCACTTTCAAAGGGAAGTCGGTAGGGTTTTACCTGAATTAGAACATTATGCTACTATATGGTATGATAAAGATGGTGAGGATAATGATAATTTAATAGATGCAGGTTTGTACTTAAATTACGGAGTTGAAGATACTGTTTATAGGGATAAAACAATAGACTTAGAAATCATAGGTAGTTTTGATTATACAAATTTTGGTCAAGCAGAAATAACAGAAGTTAGAGATAATAAAATCTCAGGTGTGGTCAATGGTCAGTTCTATAATCCATACAGAGATGAATTACAAATAGCATTATTGGTTTTTGAGAACATTGAAATAGGAATGGATCCAGAAGGAACATTCTACAACGGTGAATAATGAATGAGTGATGGAGTTAGATTAGGTCAGTTGTTATGTGATGCAGATGTTATCACAAAACGACAACTAAGTAAAGCCCTAGCAGAACAAGTCAAAGGTCGTAAAGGGACTATTGGTGAAATTCTTGTGGAGATGGGTTTTTGCTCATTTGAAGACATTACTGATGCTATGATGAATCATTCTTCTGATACTAAAAAACACGAAGAGAAACACGAAGAGATTCATAAAGAACCAATATCACAGCCAGTAGTTGAACAAGAACCTGTTGTAGTTAAACCCACACCACAGCCTGTAGTAGAGGAACCAAAAGTAGAAGAACCTATAGAACTTTCTGAAGATAAAGTTATGGGTACAAAGTTTACAATGTCTATTCAGACCATTATTGCATTAATTAGTGTGATAGCGGCAGGTGTTGGTGGTTATTATATGTTGTTATCTGAAATAGAAGAGGCTAAAAATTTACCTGAACCACCATCTATTGAATCTATATTTGGTGATGAATACCCATCCAAGCCTGATGGACATAACTGGCCTCGTTCTTATGAACAATACAAATCACAAGTTGGTGGATTACAAGAAGATATGGATGCTGTATATGAAATAATAGATGAGTATGAAGAGGCTATTGAAGATTTAGAAAAACTCGTTGCAAATCTAAGAGTAGAAGTTGCAAAGAAAAAGGACAAGTAGGAGTTACATTATGCGAAATTTGTTAGGATTGATATTACTTTTCTCCATGACATTTGGTCAAGGTGTTAACGATAAAAATTTTAAAGACAAAATAAATGGTGGAATTGTTGTTGTGGTATTTACAGCAGAATGGCAAGAAGCTGAATTTGATGAAAGTTTAATAAAGGGTGTTAGTGGATATCAAGATTGTGAAATTTTAAGAGTTCAGAGTGAAGACGCACCAAAGGTTGTTAAGAAGTTAAGGTTTAGAAACTATCCATCAATGGCTCTTTTTTATGATGGTTCAAAGAAAGAAACATGGAAGGCTGATATGGATGGAGAACTTGATTTGACTAATAAGGAAATCAAGTCGGCAATAGATGATGTATTGGCCGAAGATGTGTTTTAATGTATGAATATCGCAACGATAGCAGGACATTTGGCATTTGGTCTAATAGCATTTTCTTTTTTAGTAAAGGATATTTTATACCTTAGAATCCTATCTATATTAGCAAGTTTATTTTCCGTATTATATAATTTTTACATCCCTCTTGAACCAATGTGGTTAGCAATAAATTGGAATATTGTTTTTGTACTCGTAAATGTATACCACATAGCAGTTCTTATCTATGAAAAACGACCTGTCCACATGGACGATAAAAACAATGAGTTATACGAAACCCTATTTAAAGATTTAACACCCGTAGAATATTTAAAAATTAGTAAGGCTGCCATTTGGAAAACATTTCAACCTGGTGAATTTGTTACAAGACAAACACATCTTGTGCCAGATTTAGTATTGATATACAATGGAACAATAGATGTATTAGTAGATGGAACAAATGTTGCCCAATTAAAGGATGGTCAGTTTGTAGGGGAGATGTCATTTTTGACAGAAAAATCAGCAACAGCTACTTGTGTGGTAAAGCATCCGTGTGAATGTTTAGTATGGAAACAACGAGAATTTAAAGAATTATTAAAAAGGAATCCATCTTTATACTTCACACTTCAAACTTTATTAAGTGCACAAGTATCTAATAATCTTGTTAGCAGTAGTAAAAAATGAATAACAGATATTTATATTTAATGGATAAAAAATATGCCAAGTAAAAAGGCCAAATTAAGAAAACAGACCAGACTCAAGAAAAATAAAGAGTTGAAAGAAAAAGGTCGTACAAGAAAACAATACAAAAAGTGGTTGAAAAAACAACAAGGAGAAGGTAATGGGGTTACTAAGTACAATCGCCAAAGGAGCAGGTAGTCTACTCGGTGGTGATGCAATTAAAGACATCGGAAATATAGTAGATGACCTACACACTTCTGGTGAAGAAAAGGCAGCGGCAAAAGAAAGAATTACAAGTATATTAGCACAAGCAGAACAGGCAGCACAAGCACAAGTATCTGCTCGTTGGGAAGCTGATTTAAAACATGGTAGTTGGTTAAGTAAAAATATCAGACCAATTACTTTAATATTTTTAACGGGTGTATTCGTAATACTAAGTGTATTTGATGGAAACATGGGTGAGTTTACAATTGGTTCAGCTTATGTACCTGTTTATCAAACATTATTGATGACCGTATACGCAGCGTACTTCGCTGGTAGGTCTATCGAAAAAGTAAAAAAGGTGACCAAATAAGGGGAATAAAGGTTGAGTGAAAAACAAGAGGCGATTATTAGAGCACAGGCCATGTTGATGATAAGTAGAAATCAAGGTAAACATAGTGTAGTAAAAAGAGTCTATAAACGCTTTAAAAAATGTATAAATAACGGTTAGGAGAAATCAAATGCCAGTAGAAAAAAAGGATGTGAAAGTAAGTGATTATCATGTCCAAGACCAGAAACATGCTATAAATCAACAATTAGTTGATATTATAAAATTCAGACAGAATAAGAAGTGGTATATCAGTATATCTGTAGTAGCACTTTTCTCTACTATCCTTGCACTTATGATTTACTTTATGAGTAACGGAGTTGATGTACAGAGTGGTTGGAAAGAAATTCTACTATTAATGTTAGGTGGATTTGTTGGTTCATTTGCTAAAGTAATAGATTTTTGGTTTAACAACGCTGAAGATGATGTTAAATTATTAGAACACGCTGATGATTAAAGAAGTATTACAAAAATTAACCGTAGAACAAGCACATAAACTTCTCGACAATCTATGTGTCGAATGTGGTTTGCCTGTCCATGAAAATTTGAGAAAGTGGTTTAAAGACAAGTGGGTAAATATTGGTAAAAAGAAAAAAGGTGGTGGACATCCACCATGTGGAACAAGTGGTAAATCAAGAGGATATGCTAAATGTGTTCCTAAATCTAAAGCCGCCAACATGACTAAAAAACAAAAAGCCAGTGCAACTCGTAGAAAACGAGCCGCACAAAATAAGGCAGGTCGTGGTGGTAAACAATCTGCTGGACAAGGTAAAGCACCCATTAGAGTATCAACCAAACCCAAAAAGTAGTGGGTTGGAGTAAAAAATATAAAAAGTCTATTGATTGTAATAACCCAAGGGGGTTTAGTCAAAAGGCTCATTGTCAAGGGAGAAAAAAGAGAGAACATATGGAAATAAATGAATTAGTACCAAATATGGCAGTAGTAAACCCACAAGCTTATAATCAATTGTTGAAGAAACAATTAACTAAAACTAAGAAGGTTGGTACTGCTCTTAAAAATAAAAAAGACCCATTACATAAAAGAGCATTACAATTAGTAAAAAGACTTATTAAAAAGGAAATGTTGAATCCACCAAATTACTTAAGAAATGTTGGGAATGTTCCACAGAATAATCCTGATGGAGAACATAGATTTAAAAAAGGTAAAGACCAAGAGGAGAGCATTATGAAAAGTGATAAAGTTGAAAATATGATTAGAAATCTGATTCGTACTGAAATCAAAAAAATTCGTGAATCTCAAATGATGACTGAAGAACAGTTTGATGAAGCAGCTGGTAAGAAAGATGCTTGTTACCACAAGGTCAAGGCTCGTTATGATGTATGGCCTTCAGCATACGCAAGTGGAGCACTTGTAAAGTGTCGTAAGGTAGGTGCTAAGAATTGGGGTAATAAATCTAAAAAGGAAGGATTCTCAAGTGATGCCCAAAGAAAGGCAGCATTCGCAAGTGGATATGAAGAAAAGGGTAAGAAGAAAAAGAAGGAATCCGTAGAGGAGTCATACGACATTTGGATGGAAGATGGTTCTTGGGGATACACCATGACTGGTTTGTTACCTGAAGCAGAGTATCAAGGTAGAAAGGTAAAACTTGGAAAACCGATGCAAGGTGATGTGAAAAAATTTAAAGTGTATGTTAAGAATCCAAAGGGTAATGTAGTAAAGGTAAACTTTGGACAAGGTGGTGACGCAAAAGGTGGAACCATGAGAATAAGAAAGTCTAATCCTAACGCTCGTAAAAACTTTAGAGCAAGACATAATTGTGATTCACCAGGACCTCGTCACAAGGCCCGTTACTGGAGCTGTAGAAAATGGTAAAGTTAATGGATTTAATAGTTGAAAAAACAAGTAAATTATTATCTAAGGATGAACAAAATGTTATCAATTCATATCTTAGAAGTAGTTATGGTAAGAAGGCAGGGGATTTATCAAGTCACCTTGTTGAAGTTGGATATTCAGAGGATTATAGGTCAGATAAAGCTAAAAATGCACCACATTTCAAAAAGGGGCCAGCCAAAGGACTTCCAATGATAAACAAAGATGGATATAGTAGGGTTTTGAAGTATAAAGGTGAGGATATTTTTTGGGAAAAGGATGGCCCGTTTGTATATCCAAAAGATATTGTGTCTATGTTAAAAAAGTCAAAGAATTGGAGGACTGCAAAACATGAAGTGCTTAAAAGATATAATGGTGGATTTGTACTTGTTAAAGATAAACCATACGATGCTAAATTAAAAGCAGTATTAGCACATGCTGCAAGTAAAACTGTTAAAGGACATTGGGTTGAGGAAACACCCTTGTCAACAATTAAGAAACTTGGAAAATAAGGTGATTAAGTTAAAAAAACTAATAAAGGAATGGACTGAAAATAAAGTCGTATTGGGTAAAATCTATACTGAAAAAGATAATCCACCCTTTAAAACACCAAAACAAATACAAAATGAGGCACCTATGAGTGATACCAAAAAAGGATTTCTTATGTTGAAAATTTGGGGTCAGAGTTGGAGTGTTAATATGGGTAAGGTTTTCAAAGGTGTTAATCGTGAAAAACCCGCCATGATTAAAAAAGGTTTGAAAGAACTAAAAATATTACATAAAAAAATAGAAGAACAAATAGAAGAATTGATATGATTAAACTAAAATATTTACTAATAACATTGTTTACTCTATCTTTATTAGGTGGACAAGAAATTTTAAAGGATGGTGTTAAACCAACATCATTTACTTATGAAGAAGCAGTAGAAATGTTAAAGGCTCGTGATGTTGAGTGGGAAGCTAAAATTAAGAAGTTGGAAGAGAAGGTATATGTGGATTCTCTTATCATAGTTGCAAAAAACGCTCACATTGAATCTCAGAAGAAACAGATAAAAGTATTAGAGTTGCTGACAAAATGATAAAATTAAAAGATTTAATAGAAGAAAGAATGAGTGTCGGTGATGAATATGTAGGTACTGCTCGGTTAAAGGATGGTAGACAAGTTCAATTATATCGTAGTAACGAAGCTGATAGACATTCTATTGGAAAGAAATATGGCATCAAAAAAAATGATTATTTTTTATTTGTAAAAGGTAGGGAAGCTAAGTATATAGTAGATACCAATACTCATATTCTAAGAAAAGCAGCTAAGTGGGCACAAGGATACATAAAAAGAAAATTAAGTGGTACTGGTAAGGAGAGATTTACATAATGATTAAACTAATGGACTTAGTAAATGAAAGTGCAGCAATGACTCCAATGAAACATGATAAATGGTATCCTGCTCACACAAGAGATGCATTAGCTTGGACTCTCACTCATAGTTATATCCCATTGTACCCAAAGACTATGCAAGGTATAGTCGGTAAGATACCAATTAATGCATTTCATGTAACAGACCCATGGCACATCAAGACCTTGAAGAATATTATAGGTAAGAAAAAATCAATCTCAACATTCAACCAAGCTAACAAATCATCACAACTAGCCAAAGGTCGTGGTGTTCAAACTGGCAGTGGTGGTGTGATATTCTATGTAGAGGGTTTATTATTAGCTCAAAAGTGGCAGGACTTCGACACGGTACCCGATAGGACTGGTCGTAGATGGGCAACATCCTATCATGTATTTGGTGATGCTATGATATTGAAAAATGCGTTAAAGAAAGCCAAGTTACCTGGACACGAAGAATGGAGAGAAATAGAATATGAAATGGAAGAGGAAGTTGAAAAAGATAATCCTGATATTAGTTGGAAAGACAAAACAGCAGAAATGAAGAAAAGATTGGGACCTATCGTTTCTAAACACATTAAAAAGTACATAGACACCACAAATAAATTGTTGAAAAAACATAAGAAAAAGGTACAAGATAATATCATAAATCCATCAGACGAGACTTCAAGTTGGTGGAACGAAATGTTAATCTACAATGTAAAAGTCAAAGAGGTGTTTGTTTTGAAAAGGGTTTGGGATGATTACTACTTTCAAAATGATTCACGAACCTATTCTGATACTGATGAAGTTGAAGAAGCTCATAAGAAAACATTATTATCCTATGTGGACGAAAAGGATATAACGGTTGGAAGTCCAGCACAATTTCGTAAATGGTATACCGCGAGAGAAGGTGAGATAACGATTAGTGATTAAGTTGATGGATTTAATTAGAGAGGTTAGCCTGAATGCAACCTACAACGATGCTGGTGAACCTGATACAGGTTTTTTACCAAAGGGTAAGGTTAGAAAGTTAGGTATTAAATCTAATAAACCTGAGCCTTGGTTTGAAAAAGGTGGCTATGTTCAATGGAGTTTTCCAAAAGCAACTAATATTTATGATAAGAAGGATAAATCCCAACAGCGAATGCAAGTGATTAAAAAGGTAAAGAATACAGGTGTTAAGTACGATAATTTTCAAGAAGATGTTGGAAGTTGGGATAAATATGGTAGTGAGGATTATTCAACAAATTATGAGATATCGGATATTTTAGATGATTAAATTATCACAATTACTATTAGAACGAATTGATTACTTACAAACTGCAAATGCACTTGTAAAAAAGTACAAGTTGAAGAGTAAGGTAAAGTTTGGTGCTAAACACGACTATGGTGATTACATACCTGAAAAGGATACCATACTACTAAATCGTTCCTATCCAAATGTAAAAGAATTCATTATTTCTGTATTACACGAAATCAAACATGCACTTGACGCACAAAGATTGGGTGTTAGAAAGTTCGTTAAGAAATACAATCAAGCTGGAAACATGGCAGTCCATCAAGGTAGAGACCCACACGATGATAATAAATGGGAAGAATTAGCCGAAAGGTGGGCACAGAATGAATACAGAAAAAAATGGAGCAAGATTTTTAAATAGTTTCAAAATTTAGGTTATACTTATTGGTATGAAAACTCGTTCTGCTAAAAATAAAGGTAAAAGGTTACAGAATCAAATTCGTGACCAGTTATTAGAAAACTTCAAACAATTAGAACCCGATGACATCAAATCTACTACGATGGGAGAAAGTGGAGAGGATATACAACTTTCACCTGCCGCTCGTAAATTAATACCATATGCTATAGAATGTAAGAATCAAGAAAAATTAAACATATGGGAATCATTAAAACAGGCTGAATCTAATAGTGAAAAGGGAAAACCAGTGTTAATATTTAAAAGGAATCGTAGTAAAACCTACGCAGTTTTAGAAATTCAAGATTTTATAGATTTAATAAAATGATAAATTTGAACGAACCTTATGATGTTTATGTAGCAACCGAGGTAGGTGATGTTTCAAATGGTGGTGTTTCAAAATGGGTTGATGATTGGATAAGTAATGTAGCTCCACATTTGATTGTTAAACCAATTCTAATAATTGAAATTGAACAAGATAAAGAATGGATTGACTATGCCAAACAATATGTAGATGTAATACATAGGCCAGGTACCGAATGGGAATGGGAATATACAATGTCTCGACTTCCAGTATCTAATTATTTTTCCTTACCTGATAGAAGAACTGTAGATATGATAATAAGAGGAGCTAGAAAGTTTCACCTTTTGTCCTATCCTTTACCAATTATGATGTATGGAAATTCCTTAGAGTGGTCAATAAAGAAAATGAGAGGTGTTTACGATAGAAAAATAGATTCAGTTTGTATACATAGTCTTGAATCAGTTACATTAAAATACCAACAAAAGTTACGAAAGTTTTCAAAGAAAATTATAAATTATCAACAAAAATCTATTGATTATCAAAACCATTTAATTGAAGATTCGGAAAATTCTATTTGGATTGGTACTGATGATGAAAGTAAGTTTGATTATAAAATATCCAATACATATGAATTTAAAAATAATCTTTCTGCCAATAATTCTAATGTTGTAGGATTTCCAGCTAGATGTGAGGCAAGAAAGAATCTCCACTTTTTAGAAAAAATTGAATCTATAGGTTTAACATTAGAAAAATTCTATGAGAATTGTTTTGATGATTATAAAAAAAGTGTTAAGTTAAATAAATTCAAGGTTATTGATTATAGGTCTGAAAAAATAGATAAGTTTTATCGAGGGGAAGATTGGGGTATAAGTCATAGTTGTTTTGAAAGTGAACCTTTTGGTTATAGTATTTTTCAATCAATTGATTTTGGTAAAATACCTATTCTACACAAAAATTGGTGTAAAGAAATGGAATATCCGTTTAGAGCATCTACACAAAAACAATTTGAAAATCAAGTAGCTGAAATATCTAATCTTTCTATTGAAGATAGAAATAATTATTTAGGTAAGTTAAAAGAATATTTATCCAAATATTCGGATACTGAAAAGTGGAGAGATGATTTACTCAGTATTTACAATAAAGATGGAGACCAAGTTTGGTTACCTACAAGTATAAGTCCAAGTAGAGATGTTTGAAGAAACTAAAATATTAAATTTACTCGATAGAGTATTGGGTGGTAAACACAAACGACATAAAAAACAAGGTCAGTTTGCTTGGTTTTGTCCTTTTTGTAACCACTATAAACCAAAACTTGAAGTAAACATCCTAAAGTCGGTATGGCATTGTTGGGTATGTGATAAAAAAGGTAGAAGTTTATTTACCTTATTAAAAGGTATGAGTGCAACTAAAGCACAATTTGATGAGTTGGGTGGATTAGTTGATAGTAAACCAAGAAAATTTAAAGATGATGATAAAAGTATTGTAAAACTACCTGATGAATTTAAACCTATGTGGGAAAAATCATCAAATCCATTTTACAAAAATGCATTATCTTATTTAAGAAAAAGAGGAATTACACACGAAGATATACTAAAGTATAATATTGGTTATTGTGAAAGTGGTATGTTTAGTAATCGTGTAGTGATTCCAAGTTATGATAAAGATGGTAAATTAAATTTTTTTGTTGGTAGAGACATCTATGAATCACCAATGAAATATAAAAATTCCGCTACTTCAAAAGATGTAGTTGGATTCGAGTTATTCGTTAATTGGGACGAACCAATAGTATTGTGTGAAGGCCCTTTTGATGCGATAGCAATAAGAAGAAATTGTATTCCGCTGTTTGGAAAACAAATACTTAAATCCTTAAAACGAAAAATAGTCGAAAAAAAAGTTAGAACGATATATATATCATTAGACACGGACGCGATTAGTGATTCGTTAAAAATGGTTGAAGAGTTTATGAATCACAATATTGATGTCTATTTTGTAAAACTAACTGAGAAGGACCCTTCAGATTTGGGATTTCGTAAGATGGTAGATGTTATAAAACAAACACCAAAGATGAAATTTTCGGATTTGATGAGGTATAAATTAAGTGGCAAGAAAACAGCAGGAATCGATTTGGAAATTTAACGATGAAGAATGGAAAGTTCACATCACAAGTGGACAACTAAAAGAAGAAGTGCTAAAAAAATTCAATCTTGGAAAATCTACAACTACTTATTATGAGAGTGGGACATTCAAGGAAGAAACTTCGTGGGATTTAATAGTACCCAACAAACTCATTACAAAAGTCAAAAAATACATCAAGGATAATAGTTGATAAAAAATGTTGTAAAAGTTCCTTTTCGAAAACTTAAACACATACATCACATTTCGGATATCCAAATCCGTAATCTTAAGCGACACACAGAATACGAAGAAGTATTCAATCGTCTCTACGAAAAGGTCAGAGAAAACAAAGACAATGCTGTTGCTTATATTGGTGGTGATATTGCACACTCAAAAACTGATATGTCACCTGAATTGGTAGACCAACTATCAAGGTTATTTAAGAATCTATCTGATATAGTACCGACAATAATAATTGCTGGAAATCACGATTGTAATTTAAACAATCGTTCTCGTATGGATGTGCTTACTCCAATTGTAGAGAATTTAAATCATCCTGATTTACATTACCTAAAAGATAGTGGAATCTATACTTGTGCTGACACACAATTTGTAGTATGGGATTGTTGGAGTGATGAGAAAGATTTTATTACTGCCGACCAAGTAGAAGGTGATACTAAAATTGTATTATTTCATGGAACCGTAGATAGATGTGAGACAGACTTAGGGTATAGACTTCCAAGTGATGTTAAGATTACCAAATTCGATGGATACGATATGGGATTACTTGGTGATATCCATAAAAGACAACATCTTAATAAAGAGGAAACTATTTCATATTGTGGTTCATTGGTTCAACAGAATCATGGTGAAGGTTTAGACCATGGCTATTTATTATGGGATGTTCCTAAGAGAAAATCAAAATATATTAGAATTCATAATGATTATGGATACTACACAATGGATATCACAGAAGGTAAGGTTCCTAATGTAAAAGATATGCCAGAAAAGGCCAGGTTAAGAGTAAGGGTATCTGATACCGACTCTGTCCAACTTAAGAAGGCCTTGAGTATAATACAGACCAAATATGGTATAAAGGAGATAGCCGTATCAAGAACCGATAGATTGACCGAAAGAGTTAGAGATGGTCAGGTTGTTGATGTTGGAGATGTACAAAATCCTGATTTTCAATACGAATTGATTGAGGATTATTTAGGTAGAAACCATATCGTAGATGATAAGACATTGTTAAAGATAAAAGACATCAACGATGAGTTAAACTCAGACCTACCTGATGATGATGTAAATAGAAATATATTTTGGAAAATAAAAAGATTTGAATGGTCGAATATGTTTAGTTATGGTGAAGATAATGTAATAGACTTCACTAAACTCAATGGGATTATTGGAATGTTCGCACCGAACGCGAGTGGTAAGTCATCTTTATTAGATGCCGTATCATTCTGTTTATTTGATACTTCTTCACGAGCCTTTAAAGCTGGTAATGTATTGAATAACAAAAAAGGTCAGTTCAATTGTAAAGCACATTTGGTGATAGACGACATCGATTACTTTATAGAAAGAAAGGCCAAAAAACAACGAAATGGTCATGTAAAGGTAAATGTAGATTTTTGGATGATTGATGATAGTGATGAGATTGTGTCGTTGAATGGAGACCAAAGACGAACAACTAATTTGAATATCAAAAGAGTGATTGGTACATACGATGATTTTGTATTAACGGCACTTTCATTACAGAACAACTCAACTGTTTTTATTGATAAAACACAGAAAGAAAGAAAAGACCTTTTAGCTCAGTTCATGGGTATGGGTATTTTTGATTTACTTTATACAAGAGCTAGTGAAGAAATAAATGAGGTATCTGCTATATTAAGAAACTTCAATAGAACTGATTATGATGTTGAACTTGCAGATTTAGAAAAACAGAATAAACAGTACGAACAAGTACAGACAGATTTAAGAAATCAGAAAAAAAGTCTTACAGATAGAAGAACTGATTTCAGTAATCAAGTTATACAGATGACTAAGAAACTAAAACCTATTGACGAGTCTATTATGAATAT